TCAATAGCAAAGTAGACCCACATGCTGCGAGGCAGACTTGGAAATATCCAGGACCAGCACGGGGGCCGTAACAGTGTTCGTGACCTTTACATTCGGCGTTCCCGTAAGACCTATGGTTCCAGTGACCGGAAGCGGAAGTTGTGCCGGATCTATCGTCACAGTCGGCCCGCCAGCGCCTTGGATAGTGGACTGACGTGAGTTCATCACTGAGCCGATCACGGCCAAAATCACAACTGCGCCGCCGGCAATGAGCTTGTTTCGAAGGTTCTGCATAGTATTCTCCTGTGGTGAATGTAGGCCTCAGGACGACGAACAAGAATTAGTACTGGCGGAGCGCTTGGATTCGAGCTTTTCCTCCGACGGGCCTCCAAGACCTTATCACATCCTAGGCCCAATTGTGAAGGAAATTAATTAATTCGGATGATCATCGCCTTGCAGGCAGAATGGCGCGCCCTCACTTGATATCTTGATATCTCGACCTCTTGCAGGCCCGTCGCCGGTATGTCCCTGCATCGGGTTCGGGCGTGCGCCGTGGGGAGAAGAAACGCTTGCATTTTAATGGGGGATCTCCTTAGGATTCGGGAATCTCCAAACAATTTCGCGGCTCTCTGTTTACAACACCTGATTTCTGGGGTATTCTTCTGCCATGAATGCCTCTGATGTTCCCCTGAGGGCTTTGCCGCCCCCAGACGATGAGGACGACAACGGCGACGACGAGTCGCCTTTGGGCTAAAAGAAAGGCCCCGCTCGGGAAAGCGGGGCTCGCCAAGTCAGTTTCGTGAATCCCTGATCCAAATACCGCCATGCAGCATAGCACACATGACGGTAGCCGAATACGCTGAACATCGTGGTTGCGATCCGAAAGCGGTGCAGTACGCCATCACGAGCGGCCGCATTCAGCGCGATGCCGAGGGCCACATCGATCCGGAAAAAGCCGATCGCGATTGGGAAGCCAACACCCAGCATTCCAAGGCGCGCAACGGCCGTTCCGAACAGCCGGCCACCTTCGCCGAAGCGCACGCCGCCCGCGAGCGTCACGCCGCGCAGCTCGCCGAGCTCGAATATCAAGAGCGCCTCGGCAACCTGGTGTCGTGGCACGCCGTCGAGCTCGAGTACACCAACCGCTGGCAGATCGTCCGCGATGCGATGCTCAATCTGCCGAGCCGCATCGCGGCGCAGCTGGCCGCGGAAACCGATGCCGTCACAGTCCACAATTTGCTCGAAGCTGAGATCCGCCAGACACTCGAGCGATTGACCGAGAGGCAACCGGAATGAGCGCCGCGGCCTGGGTGCCCATCGTGGAAGCGGCCGGCGTCCAGCTCGCCAGGCAGGCCTTTGCCAACGGCTTGCGGCCCGATCCACGGCTGACCGTGAGCGAATGGGCCGATGAAAACCGCGTGCTGACCGTCACCAGCTCGCCGGAACCAGGCCCCTGGCGAACGTCGCGCACGCCGTACCTGAAAGAGCCGATGGATTGCTTGTCGCCTTCGAGCCGCACCGAAATGGTGGTGCTGATGAGCGGCGCGCAGATCGGCAAAACGGAATGCGGCAACAACTGGATCGGCTACGTGATTCACAAAGCGCCAGGCCCATTCTTAGCCGTGCAGCCTTCCACCGAAATGGCCAAGCGCAATTCCAAGCAGCGCATCGCGCCGCTGATCGCGGACTGTCCCGCGTTGCGCGAGCGGGTGCGCGAGGCGCGATCGCGCGACTCCGGAAACACGATGCTTTCCAAAGAATTCCCGGGAGGCATTCTGGTGATGACCGGAGCGAATTCGGCGAAAGGCCTTCGCTCGATGCCCACGCGTTATTTGTTCCTCGATGAGGTCGATGGATATCCCGGCGACGTTGAGGGCGAAGGCGAGCCGTGCGACCTGGCGATCGCGCGCACCAAGAATTTCGCACGCCGCAAAATCTTCATCGCTTCGACGCCGGTGGTGAGCGGCCGCAGCCGCATCGAGCGGTATTACGAGTCGAGCGACAAATGCGAGTTCTTCGTTCCGTGTCCGATTTGCGAGCATATGCAGACGCTGCGGCTCGAGAATCTGCGCTGGGAGCGGAACAATCCGGCGAGCGCGCATTTCCTGTGCGAGGCCTGCGGGCGCGGGTTCTCCAATCACGCCAAAACGTGGATGCTCGCCCGCGGCGAATGGCGGCCGCAAGCCCCGAACGACGGGCGGATCCGCGGCTTCTATTTGCCGAGCTTTTATTCGCCGGTGGGCTGGCTCAGCTGGGCGCAAATCGCCGAGATGCGCGAGAAAGCGGAAGCCGAAAAGAGCCGCGAAAAACTGCAGGTGTTCTGGAACACCGTGCTCGGCCTGCCGTGGGCCGACGTCGGCGAGGTTCCGGACGCCGACCGGCTCTATGAGCGGCGCGAGACGTATCAAATGGGCAAAGTTCCCGCCGGCGGCCTGGTGCTCACCGCGGGCGCGGACGTGCAGCTTAAGCGCATTGAGGTTGAAATCGTCGCCTGGGGCCGCAACAAGGAATCCTGGTCCGTCGATTACCGCGTGCTCGAGGGGGACACCCAGCAGCCGGCCGTCTGGAGCCAGCTGGCTGACCTGGTCGACGAGGAATTTCCGAGCGTTTACGGCGGCGCGCTTCAGATCCAAAAACTGGCCGTCGACACCGGCTTCAACACGCTTGAGGTCTACGAATTCGTGCGCGCCATGGGGCCAGCCCGCGTCATGGGCATCAAGGGCGATCTGCACAGGAGCGCATTCTTGAACGTGCCGACCCTGGTCGACGTCGGGCCGCAAGGCCGCAAGCTCAAAAAGGGCGTGCGGCTCTGGTCGATCAATGTCGCCATCGGCAAAGAGCAGCTCTACCGCTGGCTCAAGGCCTCCGTGCCCGACTTGGAAAAAGGCGAGGCGTGGCCGGCCGGCTTCTGCCATTTCCCGCAATACGGCAAGGAATATTTCGAGCAGCTCTGCGCCGAGCAGCTCATCACACGCACGCTGCCGAACGGCATGCGGCACACCTCGTGGGAAAAGATCCGCGAACGCAATGAAGCCCTCGACGCGCGCATTTACGCCATGGCCGCGGCGGCGAGCCTGCGGCTGGATATGTATTCGCCCGAGAAATGGGACAGCATCGAACGCTCGCTCACGCTGGCCGCGCCAGGCGAGGTCGTAAAGCGGCAAAAGACGCCGCCGCCGGAATTCCGGTCGATGGGCGCGAACGAATCGTTTTTGGAATGAAATGATATGACTCCTGGCGTCAATCCTGACTACACTCCACCGTCGCAACCGCCCTCCTGGTATCTCACGCAAGCCCAGCAGCAGATGTTCTTGCTGCTTACCGGGCAGCTGCCCGCGGCCGTCGAGACGCCCCAGCTCGGCCGCGTGCAGTTCACCCCAACCAATGCGACGGACATGCAGCGCATGATCGACTACTTGTCCGGACTCGTCGCCAACGGCGACGTTTGGCCGGATCCGTCCAGTCCCGGCGGCAGCTGGAGCACCGGCTATACCCGCGGCCGCAAGCCGATCAGCTTCTACGAATGGCCATGATCCCCGCGCCGAAACATTCGCCGTCCGTCCCACGCAAGCCAGGCCTGCTCGCGCGGCTGCTCGGCCGCAGCCGTCCGGACCTGCGGGCGCAGAACGGCGGTCCCGACGGCGGCTGGACCTACGGCTCGGGCTATGGATACGGCCGCTACGGCTATCGCGACACTCCGTATTCCGGCGCATCGTGGATCCGCAAGCAGCTCTCGAACTGGCTGCCGATCCGCGCCGCCGCGGACGCCGAGCTCCTCAGCGACATGGGCACGCTCGTGGCGCGATCGCGCGATCTCGACCGCAACAACGGCGTGGTCGCCGGCGCATTCCAGACGATCACTGACAACGCCATCGGCCCAGGCCTGCGTTTGAGCTGTTGGCCTGACTATCGCGCGCTCGGCAAGGACGCGCAGTGGGCTGAGCAGTGGGGCCAGCAGGTGGAGAGCCAGTGGCGCAGCTGGGCGGAAACCACGGCGTGCGATGCGGCCAACAAGCTCACGTTTGCGGGCTTGACGCAGCTAACGTTCCGATCGCTGCTTCAAAACGGCGAGGCGCTCGCGCTTCCGCTATGGCTCGACCGGCCCCAGACGACGCCGTATAAGACCTGTTTCCAGCTGGTGGACGTAGACCGCTTGTCCAATCCCGGCAACATGACGCCCACGCTGTGTTTGCGCGGCGGCGTCGAGCTCGATATCTATGGGAAGCCGCTCGCCTATCACATCCGCAAGATCAGCACCTGGCCGGCGATGTTCTTCCCGGCCATCGGCGGCATCGCCGGCGAATGGGAGTGCATCCCGGCTGAGACGTCCTGGGGCCGCCGGCGCCTCATTCACGTCTTCCAGTCCGATCGCGTGGATCAGACGCGCGGCAAGCCGATCCTGACGCCGGTCATCGAGCAGTTCCGCATGCTCGACGCCTATCAGCGCGCCGAACTGCAATCGGCCATCGTGAATGCGCTGGTCGCCGGCATCATCGAAACCCCGCTCGATCCGGCGAGCCTGGCCGAGATGGTCGGCGGCGATGCGAATGCGTATCTGGCGGCCAAGAATGAATATCGCGTGCAGCTCGAGGCCGGCACGTTCATTCCGCTCTATCCCGGCGACAAGATGACGCCGTTTGCTCCGGACAGGCCTGCGCCGCAGTTCTCCGCGTTTAGCGAGTTCGTGTTGCGCCAGATCGGCGTGAGCATGGGCTTGCCATACGAGCAGCTGATGAAGGATTTCTCCAAGACCAACTATTCCTCGGCCCGCGCGGCGCTGCTTGAGTCCTATCGCTACTACACCAACCGGCGCGGGTGGCTCCAGACGTACTGGGCGCAGCCCGTATACGAGCTCTGGCTCGAGGAAGCCGTTTCCAAGGGCTTGGTGGACGCTCCGGATTACGACGCAATGAAGCCGTTCTATACGCGCGCCAAGTGGATCGGCCCAGGGCGCGGCTGGATCGATCCGGTGAAGGAAGCCGAGGCCACCCAGGTGCGCCTGGCCACGGGCATCTCGACGCTCGAGGCCGAATGCGGCGAACAGGGGCTCGATTACAACGACGTGATCGATCAACGCATGATCGAAAAACAGCGTCTGCAAGCGGCCGGCCTGTGGGTCGAACCGCCGCCGCCGAAACCGTTCGGATTCCCGGCGCAGCCCGAGATGGCGCCGGTCAGGGAGCCCGTCTGATATGCCCGCGATTCCGCCTCATAAGACTGCGACAACCGACAACGCCTGGGACGGCCCAGCCGCGAAAGCCAACTTGAAAAACGACGGCAGCGAAGCCTACTATCGCAGCGCTTTCGGCTGGCAGGATGCGGACGGTGATCCCAAAACGAAAGCGGCCTACAAGTTCATTCATCACGAGGTGTCTTCGGATGGCGACGTCGGCGCGGCGAATCTCACGGCCTGCAGCGCTGGCATCGCCGTTTTGAACGGCGGCCGCGGCGGCGCGGACATTCCGGACTCCGACCGCCGCGGCGTCTACAATCATCTCGCCAAGCACATCCGCGACGGCGGCAAAGAGCCGCCGGATCTGCAATCACTCGACGAAGAGCCGGAAACCGCCGAGGAGCTCACACCCAACCTGGTCGCCGCGGTCTACGAACGGCCGTGGGCAATTACTGCGTCCGCAATGCAGCGGCTTCTCCGCACCTCGCCGAGTCTCGAGGCCCTGGCGGCGCGCGTGGGCAAGCCGCTCGACAATAGCGATAGCGATGTAGAGAACCACAACGGAACCGCGGTGCTGAACGTGCGAGGTCCGCTGTTCCGTTACCGCTCGATCTTTACCTGGCTGCTCGGCGGCAGCTCCATCGAGCAGCTCGCGCTTGACTTCCATGCGGCCATGGACGATCCCAGCGTCAAGAACATCGTGCTGGCCGTCAATTCGCCTGGCGGCCAAATAGACGGCATCAACGAGATGGCCAACATGATCCGCGCCGGCGCGCAGCAGAAGCCCGTGACGGCCTACGTCGATGGCCTGGCTGCATCCGGAGCGTATTGGCTCGCGTCGGCCGCCAACCGAATCGTCGCGGACGAAACCAGCCAGCTCGGTTCGATCGGCGTGCTCGCCACGGTCATGGATGACCGCGGAGCCGATGAGCGCCGCGGCGTCAAGCGTTACGAGATCGTCTCGAGCCAGTCGCCGCTCAAACGCACGGACCCGGCGACCGACGAGGGTCGCCAGCAGATGCAGGAGATGGTGGACGGATTGGCGCAGCTCTTCATCGAAAAGGTCGCGGGCTTCCGTGGCGTGGCGCCGGCTACGGTGGCCCGCGACTTCGGGCGCGGCAGCGTCATGGGCGCGCGGGCGGCCATCAATGTCGGCATGGCGGATTCGCTCGGCTCGCTCCAGGAGTTGCTCGGCGGCCAAACTCGGATCAGTCCAGTTTCAGCGACTCGCATCTCTACCGCCGCCATCACAGCCGCCGCGCTCGACGAACAGGAACTCGAGGAAGAGACCGAGGACAGCCAGATCAACGACGATTCCAATTGCCCTTGCCCTCCCGGCGAAGATTGCCAATGCGAAGAGGGGGGCGAAAGCGAAGGAACGGAGCAGGAGCCAGACGATAGTTCAATCCCACAAGGAGGTGGAGATTTGATTCAGCCAAACGCGGATCGGCAGCGCATCGCCGACATTCTGACTTGCGAGGAGGCGCGCGGCCGGGAAGATCTGGCTCGCGTGCTGGCACTCGAAACCGATCACACCGTAGAAGCCGCGAAGAAGCTTCTCAAGGCCAGTCCCGCCGGCGGCAAGCCCGCCATCGGCGTGCTTGAGCAGCGCATGGCCCATATCCCGAATCCCCAGATCGGGATCGCCGGCGAGGCCGGGATGGACGAATCGCCGGCGGCCGAAGTCGCACGCATTCTCGCTTTCGTGCCCGATAACCGGAAATACCCGCAATATCGGACATCAACGGCTAAGAACTAACAGAAAGGAGCAACAACAGCCATGGGATCTCCCGTACAACCAGCCGCTCCTGGCGTGATTAACACGGCAGCGTTCTGGAGCAACACCTTCAACTATGACCCGCTCTTCGCCAGCGACGTCATCTCGCAGAGCGCCAAGATCGCGCCCAGCCTCGGCGTATTGAAGCGCGGACAGGTCTTGTTCGGGCCTGCGGCCGGAACTCCGATCACGGGCGCGACGAACCTCACAACCTCGACCGCATCTGGAAGCGCTCGCGTGGTCCTGGCGCAGGATATCGACACCGGCACCGGCGCCGCCGTCACGGGCTTGGTCTACACATGCGGCAATTTCCTCGACACAGCCCTGACCTTCACGGCGCAGGGCGCCGCCATAGACGCGGCGCAGCTCTGGAATTTCGACATTCACGTCATGACCGTCGAGCAGCGCTCGGGCATCCTGGTGCCCATGATGAGCCTTCCCGCGACCGGCGGCCCGCTGCCGCAGGCGCTCTCACCCGCGGAGGCCAAGAAGCAGACGCAGCAGGAAGTCGACGCCATCAAAGCCGCGCTCGAGGCCTGGAAGCCGGGAATGCCAGGCGTGCCGATCGCCGGCATGAGCGCCGCGTCCAAGGATCCGGCTTGGGCCGTCGCGGCGTTCGGCGCGCGTCCCGAGACCAAGGCGCAGCAGGCGCAGGACCAGGCCGCCGAGAAAGCCGATGAGCTCGCGGCAAAGCAGCAAAAGGAACTCGAGGATCTGCTCGAGAAGCAGCGCAAGGAGCTCGCCGAACTCGGACAGAAGCAGCAGCAGGAAACGCAAAAGGCCCTCGAGGACGCGCAAAAGCAAATCCAGCAGGCTCAAGCTCAACAGACGCCTCCCAGCGACAATCCCGGCAATCCCGGCAATCCCGGCACGGAACATCACGGGGAGCATCACCGGCCGCCGCCCAAGCGATAAAGACTCTGTAAATTTCCGCGGGTCGCCGTCCCTGGTACAGGCGGCGGCCTGCAATATTCAACCCGCCCAGTAATAACGGAGACAAAACATGGCTGATGTCTTTTCAACCGATGTTCTGACTGCTGTGCTTCAAAGCTTGCTGGGCAATCCGCAGTTTTTGCTGGATCGATTCTTCGGCATCACACAAGCAGAGGCAAGCGAGCAGATCCATTTCGACGTGATCCAAGGGAAACGCCGTATCGCGCCGTTCGTCTCACCGCTGGTTGAGGGCCAGATCGTCGCAACGCAGGGTTACGTCACCAACACCTTCACGCCGGCCTATATCAAAGACAAGCGCGTCTTCGATATGAACCGGCCGCTGAAGCGCTCGCCAGGCGAGCAGATCGGCGGCACGATGAGTCCCGCAGACCGGCTGCGCGCGCTCATCGCCTTCGATATGCAGGACCAACTGAACATGCTGCGTAGACGGCTGGAAGTCATGTGCGGGGAAGTCCTGGCGACCGGAAAGTCCACCATCACGGGCGACAAATACCCGACTGTGGTGGTGGACTTCGGGCGCTCGGCCACACACACGATTACGGCCTCCACGCTGTGGAGCGCTGCCGGCGCCAAGATCCTGGACAATCTTCAAGATTGGGCGCAGATCTGCCTCGAGGATACGGGCGTTTTTCCCAATGACGTGGTCATGACGGTGGACGTGTGGAAGGTCTTTCGCGCGGACGCCGGCGTTCAGCAAGTCTTGAACCTGTTCCGCGCGATCGGCGCCCCGCCGACGATGACTCTCGACGCGCAGGTGACCGAGGGCGGCGTGTTCATGGGCACCGTCGAGGGATTCAACATCTGGGTCTATTCCGGCTGGTATGTGGATCCGGCCGACGGCGTTGAGAAGCAGATCCTGCCCACCGGCACGGTGCTCATGTGCTCACCGGCGCTCGAGGGCGTACAGGCGTTCGGAGCGATACGCGACGAGGAGATCGGCCTGCAAGCGGTGCCTTACTACGTCAAAAGCTGGGTGCAATACGATCCGAGCGTGCGCTACGTCATGCTGCAGTCGGCGCCGATCATGGTTCCGTTCCGCCCCAACGCGAGCTTCGCGGCCAAGGTTCTATAGATCCCGACGTACCGCGGGAAAGCAACCACGCTCCTGGGCAGACTGGGCTTCCTGGGAGCGTGGATGCGGAGGAAATGAATGGCGACTTCGCCCATCACCAACTTCGTTCAGCTCTTCATGCCATCGCTGTGGGCGGCCGAATTCGCGGTGTTCGGGTGCCAGGTCGATTATTCGCCCGATGGCGGCGCGGCCCCGAGCATTACGCTCGAAGTCATCTGGAAAGAAGGCCAGGAGTCCGAAGAGGTTTCGCCGGGACGCTACTCCAACATCACTGTGCGGCAGTCCGATTTCACCGATCAGGGCCTGACGCCGGAATTGGGCGACATGGTCGAAAGTAACGGCGTCACCTACGATGTGGTGCATGTCAACGCCACGAAGGTCGGCGTCTTTATCCTCGTCCTACAGGAGCGTTCCTGATGGCCGGCACAGGGATCCAGGTCAAGCAGACCGGGCGGGTGCGGCCGGCCAACCTCGACAATGGCGTGCTCACGGCCATCGGCAAGCACATGGTCGCCGAGCAGTTGATCCGCTGGGCGAAAGGCATCAATGCGGACGGCAACAAAGCCAAACCGCTCTCGAAGAAATACTTTTTTCTGAAGCGCGCCTATAGCGGCAATACCAGGCCGATCCGCGACAACAAAATGACGGGAGCGCTGGTGCAAAATTTCCAGCTGCGGAAGGCCAACGATGGACAGATCCGCGCCGAGCCGACGCGGCGGTTGACGCGAGCGCACGCCCAGAGAGCCGAGCAGTACGAAAACATGATCGGCTTCTCTGGGCCGGAAATCAATTCGCTGTTCAAGGACGCCCAGGTCGCATACGGACAGTGGCTCCAGAAAGCCTGGTTTCAGATCAAATGATCGACCTGGCCCAGCTCACGATCGCTCTCGCGGACACGCTGCAGCAGATCCCCGAGCTCGTCAGTCAGATGGCGAACGGCGATCCCAACAATATCGTCGCCTACGTCGATGAGAATCCCAAGAAAAACTCGCTCACGCGAGCGATCTACGAAATGGCGCCGGGCTCGGTTCTCGTGGCCTATCACGAGACCATGATGAACCAGGCGCAGGAAATGGAGGCCTGGCGTCACCGGGTGTATATGTATTGCCGCGCCGCGCCTGGCCAGAAGCCCACGGATATCGTGAAGTACCTGGTGGACGGCGTGCCATTCCCGGGCGACGGCATGCGCTGGCGGCGGTGCAGCATCCTGGACGGCGTCCTGCCGGCCGATATCACCGAAGTGGCGCGGCTCATAGATTCCGAACAAGTCGATTATTTCGCCGTGTTGGCGGAATTCAAAGAAACCGGAGATTATCCAGAAACGGGAGCACCCTAAATGGCTACACCAGCACCTAGAGCGACAACGTCTTGCCCAGCAAATGTACGCGAATCCAAGATTGCGTTCGGCTTCATACCGCAAGCCGACCTCACTACGGAGAACACCTCGGCCGAGATCTGGAGCCTGCTCAAGACCAATACGGATCTGCTGAACCTGACGCTCGCCACTGAGACGGACGCGCTCGATATCGGCAAAGGCGACGAGTTCCCGACCCAGGTGTTCCCGACGAGCGCCGGCACCACCGTGGGGATTCAGAAGTACTGTACGAGCGAATTCATGGCCTGGCTGTTCTGCTTCGGACTCGGCCAGGCGACCGGCACGGCTGCCGGCGCGGGCTTCCATTACGCCGCCTCGCCGCAGGATCCCGCCAGCGGCAACTGCATCAACCTGACGCCGTTCACCTGGGCCGAGCAGATCCGCCCCGCGCCGAATTCGGTGCTCGATCGGGCCGCCATCGGGATGGTGGTGAACGATTTCACCATCACGATGGAGTCAGGACCTGGCCGCAACAACTGCCGCGTGGCGGCCAACTTCATCGGCACCGGCCAGGTGCAAGCCCCCTCGGGAATCACTTTTCCGGCCAATACGCCCGAGCATCTGCTCAACGCCAACGGCGCCAGCGTGCTGACCGTCAACGGCATCGACTATATGCTCGGCGGAAATTTCGTCTCGCTCGAGTTCGCCTGGAGCAACAACGTGAACACCACCTCGGGCTACTATCCCGGCTCGGGCACCCAGAACGGCTTCGGCATCCGCGGCCGCATGGAGTTCGGCACGCGCTCCTATTCGTTCCGCTACGTCGTCCGCGCGCAGAAAGGATCCCAGGAATTTTTGAATCTGATCAACCAGACCGAAGGCGCCACCACCGTCACCGTGAAAGGAGCGTCCATCGACGCCTCGAACTTCAACGACATGACGCTCAGTTTCCCTCGCACCCGCCAGTCCGCCAACGTCACTGGCGAGCAGGATGGCGTGGTGACGGTCAATTGCGAGGTCGCCATCCTGAAGCCGACCGACGGCGTCACGCCGCTTTGCACGCTGAGCGCGACCACCACCAAAAGCAACATTTTCGGAGTTTAAAAAAAGGGAGCGGGTTTTATGTTCGATGCAACAGCGGAATTTCACATCAACGCGCGCAGCGCTGCGGGCGAAAGATCGCAGCTCGTGCTCGCCTGGCCGACCGATGCTCAGTGGATCGAGAGGGCGCGGCTTCGAAAATACGTGATCAAGCGTCTGGGCCGCGGCTCGTCGGAGACCAGCGCGGAGCCGAATCTGGAAGGCGATCTCAAGTTATATGAGGCCATCAAGCGGAACGGGGCGCCGCCCCTTTCGAGCGCGGAGGCCTCGCGCGTGTTGGACGCCATGGCCTTCTGCGAAATCCGCGACGTTGAGCTTCCCCAGGACGAGGCCATCGTGACGCTGGCCGTGCCGGGAGGCGAAGTGAAGCACACCTTGAAAGCGCCCTCGGCCGAGCAGGTGCGCTCGCTCAGGCGCGCCGCCTACCGCATCCGCGATCTGCCTTACAACAACCAGGAAATGCGGATCTTCATCGATCCAGGCGCTCAGCTCTGGGACGATTGCCAGGGACGGAGCTCAGACTACGCCGGGCCAGTGCCGGCACTCCACAAAGACGCGGCGATCCGCGCGGTGATCGATGCGCTCGATCGCGAATTGATCTCCGGTCCCGAAGAGACGGATGCTTTTTAGCCGGCGGCGTCTGGCCGGAACAGCCGTCGCCGCGCTTTATCCTGCACCGGCTGCTCCGCAGGCGCGAGCTTTGCCCAGGAGTCAGCCAATGCGCCGAGGCGCAGATCGAAAATCCGGAGGCCGACGACGGGACCGAACCGTGTCTGGAATGTCCCGCTGCGGCTCTCGACCGCTATCTCTCTTCGGCGCCGGGACGTCCGATCGCGGCCATTTTGGATCTCGACTTCGCCCTGCAGGCGGGCTTTACGCTGACGCTCGACGCCATCAGCTATTGGGAATTTGGACTGTTGAAGCTTCTGGCGGAAGAGCGGCGCCGCTACGAAATGGAACAAATCGAGCGGGCGCGCAATAAATCCTATGGCCGGTAACCGGATTTACATTCAGGTCGATTTCCAGTCGCAGTCCGCCAACCAGGCCATCGTCAAGCTGAATCAAAACATTCAGCAGATCGGGACCAGTTCGGCGAAGGCTACGGCGGAATCGGCCAAAGGCGTCCAAGGCATGACGCTCGCGATTGAGCAGAGCGGCCGCGCCATCAACGAACTGACGGCCGCCCTGACGGGCCTGGGCTTAATCGAACTCGGCCGCAAAGCGATCGAGGCCGCCGGCAATTTCGAGCGCCTCGAGCTAGCCTTCCAGACCATGACGGGATCGGCCGATCAGGCGCAGCGAGTCCTCGGCCAATTCCAGGAATTAGCCAAAGGCCAACCTTTCTCTTTCGACGAGCTGGCCGAGGCCGGGCGTAAGCTCGGGGCCTTCGGCGTCCAGACCAAGGATCTGGCGGAGGATATCAAGATCATTTCGAACGCCGTCCACGCCATCGGAGGCGACGCGGGGCAGTTAGAACGAGTGGTGGAGACGGTCGGGAGAATGCGCGCCGAGGACGTCGTCAACGTGCGCGAGCTTCGCCAGCTGGAGAATTTAGGCCTTCCGGTGCTGCAAACAGTTCAGCAGGCCATCCAGAAGGCGACCGGCCGGACCTTTAGCGAAGAGCAGATCCGCGATCTTGCTCAGCGCGGGCAGCTCGCCGGCAAATTTTTCGCCGACGCATTCCTGGAAGGCCTGGCGAAAACCCGCGACCTCACCGGGCAATTGAATCTCGAACAGCAATTCACCAAACTCGCCGACGACGTCAAAAAATCCCGCGAGCAGCTGGCCGCGGACATCGGCCCGTATATAGAAAAACTCCTGAAATACCTCCATGACTTGCTGGAGTCGTTCCGGAGCCTTCCAGAGGGGACGCGCCACGCGATCGAGGGCATTGCCGGCGTGGGCGCGGCCATCATTGTCCTCACGCCGGCGGTGAAGGGTCTCATCGACCTGTTCGGGCTGCTTTCGGGGGCCGTCAAGGGCCTCGCCGGCCTGACCTTGACGCCCCTCGGCTTGCTGCTGGCGGGAGCGGGCGCGGCCGCGGCCGTGACAGCCCAACAGCTCAGCGACCTCAACGAACGCTATAAGGAGCTCGGACAGACCCAGGAGCGTATCAGGTACGGAAAAACCCTCGAGGAGTTGAAAAAGACCGCGGTGGGCGGGAAGATCACGCCCGAGCTGGGGGCGGGCGGCGCTCCCGCCTACGCAACCGATATCGGCGCCGAGATTCAGCGGGTCACAGGGAAGGGAACGCCATTCCGGATCGATCCCGCTGCGGTCAAGCAGGCGGCCGATTTGCTCGCCCGGGCCAATGAGCAGAACCTGAAAGGCCTGGCGGCCATTGAAACCAAATACGCCCAGATCTTGAAGGATTTCAGGACCCAATTTCCTGGAACTCCCACCACCGATATCCTCAAGGCCCGACAGGTCGAGATCGACCGGTATTACCGCGATTCCGCCGAGAAAATCAGGGAAGCGCGGGACAAGGTGAGGCAGCAGGAGTACGCGGATCAGATTGAGATGGCCAAGAGCGCGGCCGCCCTCGAGGTCGAAATCGCCGGGTCCGCGATTCAGGAGACGCAGGCCAAACAGGCGGCGGCGCTCGCCGAGCAGCTGCGGATTCGGATCGCGGCCGCGCAGCAGGTGCACGATCTCGAAATTTCGAAAGCCGACGATCTCGAGAACGAGGCCAAGCTGCGGCTCAACGAAGAGACCAAGCGGCAATTGGACTCAGGAAAACTTACCGCAGAGGCAATGCTCCGCTATCTGCAGCAGGAATATCAGCCGCAGCTGAATACGATCGAAGCGGAGGGCGCCGCACAACGGGCCAAGATCGATAAAACCTATGCCGACGAGACCGCTCAATACCGCATTGAGCTTCAGAAGCGAGTCAACGACGAAGCAGCGCGCGATTTGCAGGAAACGCTCTCGACCAATCGGGAGGCCGCGATCGGGCATGCCCAGGCGGTCGGCGAAATCGCCAGGGCGCGGATCGACATCGGACGAGACGACACTGCCGCCAAGAGAGCTGCTGCGATCCAGGAGCAAGCCCAAGTCGAAATCGATACGCAACGAAAGGTGCTCGAGCTGCGCGAAACCTTCGCGAAACAGGATTTTGACGATCGAATGGCCTATCTGGAAATTCTCAAGACCGCGGGCATCGACGTGGCTCAGGCCGAATATGACGCGCAACTGAACTACACCGCCAAGCTCAATGCGCTCAACCAGCAGGAAGCCGACAGCGAGGCCAAGATGCGGATCGATGCGGCCCGCCAAGCCAATGACGCGATCGTCGAGGAACAACAGAAGATTTACGACCAGCTCCGCGGCGCGGCCGGCCGCGTCTTTGATGCGCTGTTTCAGCGGGCGTCCAATGTCTGGTCGGCGATCGGCAATGCCCTCAAGACCGCCCTACTGGGCGCGTTCAAAGACATCGTCACCAGTCGCCTGGCCGGCGAAATGATGTATCTGTTCACGGGCCAACCGGTTCGATTCGAGTCTCGCGGCGGCTTCGGCACGGGACCGTTCGCCGAGAGCGGGCTCGGCAAGCTGGCCGCGGCGCTGACCGCGAAACCGGTCTTCGGCGGACTGCCGCAGAGCAAGCTCGACGAGTTCAACCACCTTGGCGACCTGACCCTTACGCCGAGGGGCAACGTGCCCGTGGAGATCCAGCCAGGCAGCCAGCCGATCCAATCGCAGGTCAACGCCACCTCGCGGAGCAATATCAACATCAACGTCACCGGCACCGGGGCGGCGGGCCTGTCGCCGCAAACTTTACTCAGCGCTTTAGCCTACGGAGGAGCTGCAGCAATTCCGCAGCAGCAGCAGTCTGTTGTTACGACGACGCTGACGTTTCCTGGCGAAGGCGGCCCGGTTTATACGACCGGCGGGACCCGCGGCTATTCCGGCTTCGCCGGCGGCTCGTTGATGACTGGGCTCGGCCCGCTCCCCGGCCTGCTGTACAGTGGGGGCGGCGGCGGATACGGCGGCGGATACGCGGCCGGCGGCGGATACGTTCCCTTCACGGGCGGCTCGTTACTCGGCGGATTCGCGCCGCTCCCCGGCTTGCTGTTCGGCGGCGCCACGGGAGCGATGCCCGGAATGCCCGCCGGCGGCTTGCCGTCGCTGCTCGGCCAAATTCAGAAGGCCGGCGGCCTCGGCTCGTTTTTCCGACAAACCCAGCAGTATTACACCAGGGAAGTTCCCGGGCCACTCCAGCCAGGCCAGGCGCCGCTTACAGGGACCTTCGCGGCCGAGAGCCTATTCAACCCGGCGGCGAGCGCGATCGCGCCGCTGACTCTGCTCGGATCCGTGCTCGGGCTTCAGGGCGCCTTCGCCATTGGACGCCTGGGGCAGAACCAGAGAATCCCTGCTCCGCTTGCCGGGGTCGGCGCGGCCGCTCTGGGCGCGTTTTCGGGGCTTCTTGCGGCCGGATCCCTGGCCGCGCTGTTTCCTTCGGTGTTCGTGCCGTTGCTCGCAGCCGGCCCGATCGGCTGGATTGTGGCCGCCGGCATCGGCGCGGCGATTGGGCTTACGGGGCTCTTTAAGCAAACGGATGAGCAGCATGTTCGGCAACTGATCCGGCAGTTCTACGGCGTCGATATCTCGAACATGAACATCTTGAGCCAGATCGTTCAGCTTGCCAAGCAGCAGTTCGGGGGGAATTTTTCGCTGGCGGTCGCATCGCCCCAGGTCCAGGAGATCGTCAATCTCTACGCCGCCGAGACCGGCATCCGCGCGCTCCATATGCCGCGGCAGATGTACCCGGCGACGTTCTCGCAGTCCTCGGTAGCGGTTGGCGGCGCGAGCGCAGGCCTCCAGCTCCAGCCCACCTACATGAACGGCCAGCTGGTCGCGAGTCCCTACACTGGCTACACTACCCAGCAAATGGCGACAGCCGCCAGTCTGTTCTACGGCAACAGTCAAAGCCAAAACTTCCGCAATGCGCTCTACGTGCAGCTCGATCCCACGACGGCCCAGAGCCTGTTCTCGGGCAACGTGATCAATGTGCTCAACTCGAATCCGACCGTCGTCGGAGACGTCAACACCACCGCGATCGCCAACGGCGCAAGCCGCAGCTCGCAGCTCGGAGGCCTGCTCGAGCCTTCCACCGTCCTCGCCTGATGCCGCAGAACATCACGCCCGCCAGCCCGACCGACGTCATGCCGAAATGGATCTCGATCGCCTTCAACGCGCAAGAGCGCTTCGAGTCCCTGGTGAACCAGGATTATGCGGACGGCTCGAGCGATCGCGTATCGCTGGTTCAATACCCGCGGAGCTTTTTCCGGATCACCACCAAGCTCATGCCGTCGCAGTGGCAGGCGCTGCGCGATTTTTTCCTGAGCCACAAAGGCATTCCATTCTATTTTTATTTCAGCCGCGAAACAAAGCCGCCCTACACCGTGGACATGACCGGCGCGAGCACCGACGGCCGGTACACCGTCGTGTTCGACGGGCAGTATTCGGAGAACTATAGCGGGCCAGGCCGAGCCTCGACCGACACATATGGCTTCGGACAGTCGCAAACTACCTTCCAGCTGCGGGAGGTGGAATAGTTGCCTGACAACCTGGGCCCCATCGTTATTCCGGATCCGCCGGTCATCTCGGCCTTTCCGATCCCGGTCGATTGGGGCGGCGGCCTTGACTACAACGTGCCGATCGCCACGCATGTCTTCGATCAGCCTGGCCTCAAGACGGAGCAGCGGTTCGTTCTGGGGCCAGGCACGCCGCGGCTGCGCGTGCGCCGCGACCATCTGAACTTCAAGGAGTACGAAGCCGTCAAGGCGCATTGGGAGCAGGCGCGGGCGCAGTACGCCTCGTTTCCAATCGCCGTCGCCGCCCCGCACGGGCTCGAGACCTCCAACGTCCGCTATGAAAATCCCGATATCGCCTTTGATCACTTGGCCGGGATGCTCACAAGCGAATTCGGCATCACGTTCCTGGTGATGCCGGAACCGACGCCCGTCTGGACTTCGGCCTATCAGGTCACGCGCTTTCCCGACAGCGTTTTTGAAAATGCCCTCACTCAAGAAACCCAGCATGTTTATCCGCTCGTGATCATTCAGCCGCAGGGGCGCAATCCGGACGGTTCGCTCAAATACGGGCCGGCTTACATCTCGAATCAGAGGATCCAGCTCGACGGAAACGTATATCTGCCGCGGCTGTTGGGCTGGAGCGGAATCATGCAGACTTTAGGAGAAACATCGGACAGCGCCCAGTTCACCTTCGGCAACGCCGACGACGTATTCACCCAGTGGGGCAACCAGGTCAACCTCTACCGGGCCGCCGTCCAGTTCTCGCTCTACCACCTCGATTCGGGTTATCTCTGCTACCTGTGGGGCGGCTATGCGCTGCCCTGGAGCCTCGACACGAGCGGACGCTTCGTGCTGCCGTGCTCGAGCGGAACTTTCGAATTGACACTTGGCTACCCCACGCGAACGATCACCCGCACCTGCTGGAAAGTCTACAAAGGCCGCTTCTGCCCGTCTACCTCGAGCTTTGTGGACTGCGACAAATCCTACCAGTCCTGCATCGATCGCGGCGTGGAGAAATCGTTCGGCGGCGTGGTGGTTCCGCAGCAGGTCGTCCGCGTCAAAGATTCCACCACGGGCGTGTTGGGCTGGGGCCGGTCCTGGATGACGAGCGTCACGGTCTCCAACGACACGATCTATCAGAACCCGCTCCAGGAAGTCTGGACCGACGAGGCGATGCCGGTGGTCTGTCCGGTCGCCGGCGGCCGCGACGAAAATGACTTTTACGCCGCGATGGGCATCGTCAGCGACGGCCCCATCGGCGCTTACAATCCGGACTTGCTGCTGCAGGAGCTGGACGGTCACCCTCCGCACGATCCGATCCACGGCGGCGGCTGGCGTCCGGTCTATGGCGTCGATCCGGCGAATCCCCTGGATTACGTCGGCATCTCCCAAGCGCCCTGGACCGGGCCGCCGCCTGGTTCGACCTACTCCGGAGGCCTGGCCTTCGTCGAGATCCGCCGCACGGACCAGGCCGGCCTCCAGGTCGCGCCCATTACGGATCACACCATCACCGCCAACGTCACGCTGGGCGTGGGCGGCTGGGTCTGGAGCGCGCCAGGCGCGCGGACCTGGCAGCCGGGGCTCTCCAACTGCGTCTGGGTCGCGGTCAACGTCTACCTGCGCGCGCTCGGGCTGCGGCTCGATCCCTCCCGCGAAAGCCTCATCCCGGCTTCGGTGATGGAGCAGTATTTCGACGTGAACCAGGCCATCAACATGGCCGCGGTCTGCGATCTGCTGGTCGATAAAATCCTGCCGGTCACCACCCCGGCGACCAAAGAAAACCAGTTTCCCTTTCGAGGCGTGCTCAAGGAGCGCAAGCCGGTCAAGGACTGGCTTACCGAGATTCTTAATTGCTGTCTCGGTTATTGGAGCTTCGTCAACGGCCAGCTGTGGATCGGGATCCGCTATAATGCCGTCCCCACCGACGCCTTCACCCGGGCGCATCTGAAGTGGAAGTCCCTCAGGATCGCGCCCCTGAAGCCATCGTTCAACTGGCTCCAGGTCCAGTTCGGCGATGAGGAATACGCCTTCCAGCTGAATAACGTGACGGCCTATGACATCGATCACGCCTCGCTGATCGGCACTCCGGAGTCGCCCACCTATCTGCAGGGCACGATGAACCTGGTGGGCGTCAGCAATTTGAGCCAGGCCGCGCGCATCGCCATCACCCGGCTGCGCGAGGAGATCGGCGGCCTGGTCATTCCTGGCGGCGCCGATGAGCAGCTCGTCGCGCGCAACTTTTCCTTCACGACCACAATCTTGGCGTTGAAGAACATGGTCGGCGACGTGATTTCGCTAACGCATCCCATGATGCCAGGCGGCTTCGGCAAAGGGCGCATCGTCAGCTGGACGCTCAATCCGGATTTCTCGATCGACATCCAGGCTACCTGCGTGACCGACAGCATGTACCAGTACGATAAGGGTCCGCTGCCGCAAGCCGCCAATCCGCCCCCGGTCCCGCCGGAACGGAAGACCTCTCCGATCGGTTTGGTCTGGATGCCGGATTACCTCGCGCCCTTCGCGGGCGATCCGCTCTATCCGGATCCGGCCGAGCGGACCTTTGCGCTGTGGCAGGACTATAACATCGCCAAGGACGGCTCTTGGGCGCCGGCGCTGTTTATCACCGGATATCTCAACATCAACACCTTCGTCTCGATCGACAAGCCGGCGATCGCCAGCATCTCGCCGGCAGGCGGCGGGAACTTCGCGGGCGGCAAGACGGTCTATGCGGCCGTCACCGTCCGCGATGCAGACGGCAAGCCTGCCACACCCTCCAACGTGAGCGCGGTCTTTCTCCCGGTGGGCGCTTCGAGTCAGAAAGTCGTCCTGAACTTTCTGCCGCCGCCGGCCGGGACGACCTGGGCCGGCTGGGACGTCTGGGCGGGAAACGATCGGCGCGCGATCGCATGGCAGGATGGCGGCACAGGCGCCCTGCCGGCGTCCTACGATCTGACCGGCCCTTTGCACCGCATGACCCAGGCGCTGCCCGACGGCAACTCCAAATGGGTTCAGATCGGCGTCAAGCACGTCATCCACTCGGGGATCTGCGGCCTACTGACGACCACGGTCCCGGCGAACAATCAGATCCAATGCAACGAGTTCATCGGCTCGCCGGATAACTGGATCGGCCGCATCGTGAGCGCGGTGGGGGACGGCGCGGACGGAGTCGCGCCGCTCTGGAATTTTACGGTTACGGCTTTTGATTCCACGACCGGCACGCTCACCGTCTCTCCCGACTGCGTGCATCCCGGGGATCCCACAAATTCGGTCAAAGGCGGCGACGTGCTCATCGTGCGGTCGATCGTCTCGAGCATCTCAAGCGACGGCCTCACCGTCACCGATCCCATGTGGAACAACAGCGTCGGCAAAAGCCAGTTCGGATCGGACGATCCCACCTGGGCAGGCCTCGCGCATGGCGTGGAGACGGGCAATCTGCTCCGCATTATCAGCGGTGCCGGGCAGGGACAGCTCGCCACGATCGCCACCAACGACCATCTGAGCATCACGCTGACCAGTCCCCTGGTCGGCGTGGATTCGACGAGCATCGTCATCGTCGAGGAGCACGCCTGGGCGGACGCCGGCTCGAGCTCGCCGGTCCTTGTGCCGGCGGCCGGCCAGACGGTCCAGGTGCGAGTGCCGGTGGATAACCTGGCGAACCGGGTCGGGCTCGTGGGCGGATTCCTGAATGACGGCAACGGACACATCACCGACGAGACGCTGGCGGTCTTTCGCGAGATCTTCATCTTCGGGCAGCCGCCCAGCGTCCGCACCGCGGGTCCGGATCCCGGGCCCTGGCAGGTCGATCTGACGGATCAGACGGTGAACGTCGATACGTCGCTCAACGACGTGACGCTGCAGCTGCCCGATCTGGCGGCTTATGAAGGCCGAACGCTGTTGATTTTCAACCTGGGCGCGAATCGCGTGCTGATCGATGCGCTCGCGGGCCAGACTTTCTACGATGGATCGACGGAGATCATCCTCGAAAACCAAGGCGATAGTGTAAGAATCACTTCTGCCGGCACTTACACGACGCCAGCCATGATGCGAGCTCGACGGCCATGAAAACTCCCGCGCTTCGTGCAGGCGCTCCGCTGGCCCGCGCCTGGCTCTACGACAAAGGCAGCGCCACGGGAGTCGTAGGCCCGGGCGGGGCGGCGCCGCCTGTCCACATCATCAGCGACGTTACCGATCCCAACGGCCCGAAAATCACCGAGCGGCAAGACCGCACGGTAGAAGTCAATCTTTCCTACACGACCGACGCCAGCGCTACTTCCTCAAACTTCACCGGAGTTGCGATCTACGTCGAGGACCCCGATATCAGCACTCAGCCCAAAGTTCCGCTGAATGGCACGCGCTCGCTGGGGAGCATCTCGGCGCCCACCGCGCAGGTGAGCGGCCGTCAGGCGCCGATCTTCTACAACGATCAAGCCATAGCGACTCCGGTGAGCGGCGGCGAGATCGGCTCGGTGACGATCTTCGTGGAGGATGAGCCTTCCGACCGGAAAATCCGCGTGTATCTGCCCTCCTACGGGCCGAGCTCCAACGCGGTGCTCGTTCCGGCCAATTTCCACGGCGAAATCATCTCGCCGAACATCGTGCTCACGATCCCGGCTGCCACCTCGCAATATGTCACCGGCGAAGAGTTCGCCTGGCTCATTCAGAATCCCCGGGTGACCGTGATTCCGGACTACAACAACCCGACGCCGACCTATTCGCTCCAGTTTTTCTACGACCTGCCCGCGGAAATGGAGACGGATCCGCCCGCGCCCCTGCCGGCCGGCCTGAATCCGTTCGGCGGCGTGCGGATCTACTACGCCTATCTGAACTCGAGCGACCAGCCGCAATTTCCGGCCACGGACTCGGGGATCAACGTGCCGATCGCGCAGGCGCAGGGCGGCGTGAAATCCGGCGCTTACGACGTCGGCGGCGGCGGTAAGTTCTGGGTCTACTTTGCCTCGGAAGACAACGCCACGCCTCTCGGCTCGCACGTCAACACGATCGTTCTGGGGCTCACGCCTTACGTCGAAGTGGATATCATCTGGCCGCCTGGCGGCGGCGATACCGCCCTCGACATCCTGAATTTGACTTTGTCTAATCCGCGCCTGGTCTGGCAACCGGACGGCTCGCTGTGGGCGGAAGCGGATCTGAGCTGGACGAACCCGGCTTCGAACCGATATGGAGGCGTTTCGTTTTACAAGACCGCCGTGAACGGAGCGCCGAGCGCGCCTCCCGTCGGATATGGCGGCCCGCAAGGAAGCTCCGTAACCCAGTTGACGCTCCAGGTGACGGACTATCCGAGCTCCGCGCAGGACTGGACGATCACGGCCATCAGCGTCGATTCGCTGGGCAAACAGAACGACGATCCCAATAACCCGCAACATTCGCCGCATGTGACCTGGCACATCGGGCCGCCGGGACCGGGCGGAAGCGGCCAGGAGCATGCGCCGCTGGTGAACATAGCCGGCGTGACCATCACCACCGACCAGCAGGTGTCGAGCGATGGCGTGCAAATGATGCGCTTCAACATCGCCGGCTGGACCGATCCCTCGAGCAATCAGTTCGGCGGCGTCAAGATTGGGATGCAAGACAACGTCGGCATCACCTATTGGGATGCGGGAAAACAGACGAGCCTTACGACGCCCTGGCAGCCCGCGGTGAGCGCGCAGACGTTGACGTTTTTCTGGCTGAGCTACGATCCGCAGAACAATCTGAATAGCATTCTTCCCGGCGTTACGCCGTCGAAAACAGTGAACTTCATGCCCTCGCCCGGCCAGGTTCAAGCGACCTTGCTTCCGAACAACTGGTGGAACACGACGGAATTCGCCTGGCCGAATTGGCCGCAGCCGAACGGCTTTCAGGCGAACGTCATTGCCGCGGGCAAGATCGCGGTCGGCTCGGTGCTGCGCGTCGGCGGCGCTCCCTCGGGGAGCCCCTTCGCGCCCAGCTTCCAGGGCCAGAACGGCCAGGTCGCGGTTTATTCGAGCGGTTCAGATCCCGGCGATAGCGGCACGCCGACCTTGCGCGCCTGGATGGGCCAGCAGACCACGCAATTGCCGGGCGGCGCAACGGCTACGGTTTACGGCGGATGGTTCAGCGCGCTTTACGTGGGCGGCTATGGGCCGCCTACGTCGCCGTTTTTCGTCAACAATGGCGGCATCGTTCAAATCGGCGGCTGGGATGTTCAAACGCAGCTAGGCACGACTTATTACCCGTACATCAGCATTCGGACCAGGACCAACCTGGAGGTCGGGCGCATTGGAGCGCACCTGGCGGTCGGACCAAGCGGCGCTCTGGTCCCTCCCGGCGATCTCGCCGATATCGGTGGCGCCTGGTTTACTCAGTTCGCCTGCGGCGGGCAGAATCTCGCGGACTGGCGGCTGCTGTGTCCCGGCGACAATACGATCCGCATTCGCAATATCAACACGCTTCAGATCGACTACGCGGTGAATACGCCGCCGACGCCGCCCTACAACGCGGCTTACCAGCTGCTCCTCGGAACGGACACAGCCTATGCGATCCAGATGAGCGGGTACAAGTTTCCCGGCATCACGCTCATGCGAACCGGCACGACGCACGGGATGCGGCTCATCAACCGCGGAATTGTGCTCGGCTCGGACATCCAATCGATCCTGGGCGCTTTCGTCAGCTTCAACGGCGATGCTTCCGGAGGCGATGCCGATCCCTTCTGGTGCAGTCTGACGATGTATAGCAATGTGAGCCACAACATCAACGTGCACCTGGATAGCGGAGCGCCAGGCAGCGGCGCATCGTCGTTCAGCCTGTGGGATGGCGCGAACACCCAGAATTTCGGCGTCGATGCGGGAGGGAATGTCTTCTGGCGCGGAGTGCTCAATTGGGGAAATGCGAACTCTCCCACGCAGCTGATCAACGCCGCGGGCGCTTGGGTCGGCCCGTTCAATCCAGCCAGCTTGAGCGCCGGCGCTCTGACCATCAAGGACAACGGCTACCTGCAAGCTGGGGATGGAAGCGTTTCGCCGCCAGCGTTCGGAGCGGTCATCAATTGGCAGGGCTTCGCCTCGTTTCGCGGCGTAGCGGTCGGACCTTCCAGTCCCGGCGAGACGGTGATTGACGCCAACGGCAAAGTGACGGCGTTCGGCGGCGCGCTGGTGACCGCGAATGCGGGCGTCGGCACGTTGTTCCGCGTGCAGAATCCCTCGGGCGGGATTCTGTTTCAAGTAGACGGCAACGGGAATGCGGGCGCAGCGGGAATGCTAGCGGGAGCTGGTTTTCAGACGGCCGGCCAGACGGGCGTTTCCGCGCAGTTTTTATTGCTCGGCACCGACGGGCACACCTATTACCTTTGCACTTTCACCAACGGAATTTTGACTGCGGTTTAAAAGGAGAATCATGGAAAAGACCATTACCTTGGATCAAAAAGAGCGGCAGGCATTCGCTCCGCTCGATATGACGAATTTGCGCCTTCACGCCCGCTCTGACTTGCTCAAGCGAGAGATGGAGGGAATCAACGCCCAGCTCGCCGTCAATGAGGAGCAGCAGCGGAACTTCGTTCGGGACGTGGTTGTGAGTCGCGGCATCGGTCAGTTCCAGAATGCGCGATTCAGCGAGGGGGGGGATATTATCGTTACCCTGCCCGATGAGCCGACGGGCGGCGGCGCGCTGACGATTCCCTCTGCGCGGCCCAACGGCGGCATCGCCGCGCTTGATTCGGAATAGACTTGTCAAGTCAACTTGACAGGAGGGAAGCATGGCCTGGCTCTCTCGCAATAACTTCACTCCCTCGGATTTTCTGGACGCCAACGATCTGAACAATCTGGCGAACGATATCCGCGCCTGGGGCGGCGACGTGAACGGCGGCGGTCATACGCTCAGCAACGTCATCATCTCCGGTTCGGTCACCGCCGGCATGCCCGACCCGACGACTACCTTGGGCGATCTGATCGTCAGAGGCGTGAACCCGCCCGCGACCAGGCTCGGCGTCGGGACGGATGGACAGGTCTTGACGGCGGACTCAACGCAGCCGTTGGGCGTGCGGTGGGCGAATAACGTCGCGATCCCTCCGGTGTCTTCGGTCTTTGGCAGGACTGGCGCTATTGTCGCGGCGGCGGGAGATTATACGGTCGCTCAGATCACCGGCGCGCTTCCCGACCCGACGACTACCAAGGGCGACATCCTGGCCCGCGGCGCTTCGATGATCAATCGGCTGGGCGTCGGCGCGGACGGCCAGGTGCTCACCGCCGACAGCACGCAGACGCAGGGGGTGAAATGGGCTGCGCCGGCGGGCGCGGTGGCAAGCGTCTTCGGACGAACGGGCGTGGTGACGGCCCAGGCTGGCGATTACACCGCGGCCCAGGTCACCGGCGCTGTGCCCAACACGGTTCAAGTCCTCGCCGGCGCGGGGCTGAGCGGGGGGGGGAGCGCTCAGCGGGAATGTCACTCTCAACGCTCTGGTTACTTCTGTGTTCGGGCGTACAGGCGCGGTCGTTCTTACCGCTGCTGATATTTCCGCCGGCGGCGGCGTACCGGCGACGAGGCAAATCCTAGCGGGCGCGGGCATGGCCGGCGGCGGAAATCTCGGCGCGGACGTTACGCTGAGCGCCGCCGTCACCTCGGTATTCGGGCGCAGCGGAGCCGTTGTTCTGACGGCGGCGGACATGACCGGCGCCGGCGGCGTGGTCTCTTCCCGGCAGATTCTCGCGGGGACAGGGCTCGCGGGCGGCGGCGATCTGTCGGCGGATCGAACGCTTTCGGTCGTGGCGAAGTCCGTCAATCAGCTGGTCGCCGTCGCCTATGCGGGCTCCATCGCCGGCACGCGACCTACGGTGAATTTCCTCAGCAGCGGCGGCGTCACCATCAGCGCCGCCGATAACGTCTCAAACAATTCGGTGGACGTGACCTTTGGCATCGCGGGCGCATCGGTGGGCCTGGCGGTCAATGGATCCACGATCGGCACGCGCCCGACTCTGAATTTCATTCCCGGCTCGAACACGACGATCAGCGCCAGCGACAACTCGACCAACAACCGCGTCGATATCACGATTAGCGCGGCGATCTCGGGCGGCGCGGGCGCGCAGACGCCGTGGGTCTCCAATATCGACGCCGCCAGCTATCAGCTCGCCAACGTAAGCTTCATCGGAGTCAATCGACCCACGGACAGTTCGAATGCACACATTTCCGTCAACAGTACGGTCAGCGACGGTCTGCGAATCTCCAACAGCTCGGCGAGCGGCCTGGCGCAAGCGAGCCTGATCAACAGCGATTCGAGCGCAAAGCTCATTCTGATCGCCTCCGGATCGACCGCGGCGAGTAAACCGAGCACGGCTCAAATCAACACGGCGGGCCCGCTGCTGGTTTCGACCAACAGCCTGGAAGCGATGCGGATCTCGACCGCACAGCGGGTATTGATCGGAACGACGACGGATGACGGCGTCAATTTGCTTCAGGTCAATGGAAAAATCAAATCGCTCACTGGCGGAATTGTTTTTCCGGACAATACAGTGCAGACCACTGCGGCGGCGGGCGGCTTTTCCGATCCGACCACTACGAAGGGAGATCTGATCGTTCATGGAGCCACGACGACGCGCCTGCCGGTGGGCGCGGACGGTTTAGTTCTGACAGCCGACAGCACGCAAACGCTGGGGGTGAAATGGTCGGCGGCGGCCGGCGGCGTTGCGTCGGTATTCGGCCGCACGGGGGCGGTGGTCGCAACGACGGGAGACTACACGGTCGGCCAGGTGACCGGCGCGGTTCCGAACACCACTCAGGTCATCGCGGGGACCGGCCTATCGGGCGGCGGCGCTCTCAGCGGCAATGTGACGCTGAATCAGCTCGCCGACTCGGTTTTGCAGAAAACCCAGTACATGCTGGGCGGAACAAACACCAGTCTGAGGAGCTACCTGAACTTCATTCAAGGGGCGAACGTCTCGCTGACTGTGACCGACAATACCGCTAACAACCGAACGGACGCGACGATCGCCGTCACAGCAATTCCCTGGTCGATTATCACCGGGGCGCCGACGTACTTATCCCAATGGACGAGCGGCAGCGGCGGCTCGATCTACTACACCGGCGGCCCCGTGGGCATCGGGACATCGAGCCCACTTGGAACCTTCCACGTTCATTCAGGGACGAATCAGAATGCACTGCTTTATGCCGTAGGTGCGGGAATTATGGGCCTCCAAGGAGTCACGGACGCTAACGCGGCCACCAATATTTCTATCAATCCCTATGGCGGCAACGTGGGCATCGGGACGTCGAGCCCCAATTCGCCCCTGACCGTCGTCGGCGCGGCTGGCACGTGGCCTCAGATACAGATATCCCAGACCAGCGGCGCGACCAAATCGGCAGGTCTTTTTGTCAACACTGGCGCGGGGGATCCGACGCAAGGCGGATTCACCATCAACCGAGTAGGCGCATCTGGATGGGAAGCCACTCTAATGACCGTCAACCTCGCCAACGGCGCAGTAGGCATCGGCACTAATCCTCTGGGTCAATTTCAGGTTCGTGTCGCCGCTAACGCAAACTTTGTTGTTTACAACGGGGGCAGTGGAGTAACGGTTCTTTCGGCAATTAACGACGCCAACAGCAATGTCACGCCCATACAGTTCAACGCGCTCTGGTATAACTTCGCTGGCGGAAATGTGGGTATTGGGATTCAGAACCCCCAGGCCCCCCTTGACATATTGGGAGTAAGCGCCACTGGCGGGCTGGTGGCGCACATGAAGGCGACCGGAGCCAATTTTGGGTACATCTCGTTAGATACAAGCAACGCCACAAAAGGGACGGGGATTTACGGTTATTCCAACGGAGTTTGGATGGGTGAGCTTGATTTCGGCTCTGACGGCTCGGTCGGCATTTGGAGTAAGAGCGCCTCTGCTATACCCTTCTACATAAACGCCGCTGGCAATGTGGGCATCGGCACCAACGCTCCAGCCACAACTCTAGATGTGAACGGGAATATCGGGCTTCACGATACAAGCATTTTTATGCGTTCCGGTGGGAGCGATACAAATCATGGGCTTGGTTTCGATTCTGGGGTGAATGGCCCCAAAGTGTTCGGCTTCGCCGGGGTGGCATTGGGGACTACGGGTTCGGGCTACGTTGAGAAAATGCGAGTGACCAACACCGGCGTGGGAATCTTGAAGACGAATCCAGCTGTCGCCTTGGATGTACACGGCGGCATCACGAGCGATGGAGCCATCAACGCTCTGAGTCTCTCCTGCTCGAACATCTGCAACGCGTCTGGTTTTCAATCTTCTGGGCCTCCCAATCCCGGCAGCGGACAGAGCGGCATTTTTCGGGTCATGGACTCCGCAGGCTCCTCCTACTACAACATCACCGTAAACGGTGGAATCGTGACGAACTACGTAAGCGTCAGCGACGTGAGAATCAAAAAGAACATCCGTCCCTTCACGAAGGGGCTTGCCGAGATCCTGAAGCTCAGACCAACGGCTTTCGAGTACGCCGAACCGAAGGGGCTGGACGACACTTTCTACAACGTGATCGCGCAGGAAACGCAAAAGGTTTTTCCGGAGGCGGTGAAAGAAATGGACGGAACCCTGAATGGCGAGAAGCAGAAAATGCTGAATATCGTGGATCAACCGATCCTGATGGCGCTGATCAACGCAGTGCAGGAATTGGCGGCAAGGTTAGAATTGCAGCTGATAGGAGCAAACCTATGATACCCGCGCCTCCCACAAGTTTTCCTGGTCCGCTCGACTACGCCAACTCTGCGCTGCTGATGAACGATACGGCCTTCCGCGGACGGGTGAAGGTCGCCTGCCTGAAGTTCGCCACCTACATTCAGGGAGAACCTGATGTTACTCCTGCTCACAATACCAGGATCAAGTGGGCGCAACACGCCGTTGAGTATCCTGATCAGACGGCGGCGGCGGTGACTCCTTCCGCGGTCATGGATCCGGCGGTTCAGTCTGCGGGCGACACCATCGATGACGCCTCTCTGCAATCCGCGGTCGAAAACGCGATTAACAATCAGATGTGAGCGGCGTGCCGATCCCGTGGAGACGACCTGCAACAAATTCATTTGAGCCCGTCACCTAACGGCTAGCTAACGGCTAGCTAGCGGCTAAGCGGTTGTCAGCGCTTTGCAGAATCTTCGTCCGTAAAATTGCATCGTTCCGTCACCGGATTGTAACGGGTCTTTCCCAGTTGGCGCTCTGTAGGGTTTGAGTCGCACATTTTGCTAGCGTTTCCCTATGAGGCACCCGTCTCTCCTAACCCGCTATCCGTGTTTTGAAACCCGCGACCCCGATGAATGCGCCGTTGCGATGTCCCAGGACTGGCGTCACATGAAGATCGACGCCGGGCGCGCGAAAGGCTACCACGCCCGTATGAACACCGCGAGCTTGGGGCTCATTTCGATCAGTGCGGCCCGTGTATCGTCGCAACAGCAGGTATGGATTGATTCCGACGACCGCTTTTACTTCATGATCCTCGGATTCGCTGGAGGGTGTGACTTTGAAATAAACGGGCGAAAGTTTAGCATCGGTCCCGGCGACGGGTTGCTGTCGCGGCCTGTCGAGCAAAGCCACCGGTACAGCGGGGATCTGGAGCTTGTTGCCGTCGCCGTTCCATCCTCGATATTCGATAAGGCGGCGGAATATTTAATCGGTCGTCCGCCCCCGTCGCCACTAGAAGTTTATGGGACGACGTCCCGAAATTCTCCCGTCTGGCAGCAGATCGATCACTTTCTCGACCAAGTAGAGCGGCCGAAAGGCCTCATCAGTGAACCGTCGACAGCATGGCAGCACATGCTCATCGCGGAGATCATCGAGCGCACGCCCAACTCCTGGGCGTCGCTGATCCAAAAGGAAGAGAGCATCCATAACGTGCCCTACTGGCATAGACGTCGTTGCAAAAAGGCCGAAGAGTACATGGATGCCCATCTGTGCGACGAGATATTCGTTGGCGATATCGCGCACGCAGCGAGCTGCAAGGAACGCGCCTTGCAAAAAGCCTTCACCTACTGCGACAAGAAATCTCCGATGGCAGTCCTTCAGGATAAGCGTCTCGAAGCTATGGCGCGGGATCTCAATAATCCCGATCCCAATGCGACCGTGGAATCCATCGCTCGCAAATATCAGCTCGACCCCAATCACGTTTCTGAGTATTATTTCCGCAAATACGGATGCCGTCCCCTCGACACCCTGATAGCCGCACGCGCGCGGCGCGGCTGCTAAGGCCATCGCTACATCAGAAAAGCGCACGATTCTTCAAAAAGCGCACGATTCTTCAAAAAGCGCACGCTGTTTTGGGCTTATAATGCGCGATCTGAAATAGTGACTAGAAACTACTAACCTGTTGTTTCCCAATGTTACAGTCTTGCATACAGGGGCGAATTACTATGGAAAATCCATAGCGAATCCCTACGTAACCCCATGAAACGTATGAAAGAAGTCTCTTGACACCACCCGTTCGATAGGTAGATACTATCGTTTCCGTTGCGCGTATTCCCTCGGGAATTGAATCGGAATATCACGGAACGGAAGCAACAATTCAAGGGAGCGATAACGCCCAACAACAGCCTTGAAGGAATTGAACAGCAGGAGTGTGTAAGGCATGACTCAGATAACCGCACCCCATTTCAACTTCCAGCCACATCTCGATGCCTATCAAAAATGGGAACAGTTCCAGCTCATCCGCCAGGCTCAATTAGGGTCAAAGACTCACGTTGCAAAGCCACACATGTTTGACTGGACGATGGAGTTAGCTTGGTTCGGCTATCTAACGCTCGAACGACAAGCTCATGGATCCAGCAAGGACGTAGGCAAAAACTTCGTCTTTCGCATTAAGCGTAAGCGCGCCAAGCAGAAGCTCCGCGCCCGGGATCGCGCAGCCTAACCCCTCGGAACATTGATGACCCATGAACCCAGCCGCTCTACGTGTGTCTCAACCCGCCGATTCGGCGCTCGCCGATCGGCCGCAATGGCCCGGTGCCTGTGACCTCTGTCCCGCCGCGGGCGTGGACTTTTTTAGAGGCTGGTGGCTCTGCCACGCCTGCCGAGAGCACGAGCTGGCCAAGCTCGAACAGGAGATCTATCCTCATGGCCCAAGATGAGTCCGTGCTGACGCAGCTCGCCAATCTCGAGGCGGTCGTCGAACGGCGCAATGACTCGCTCCTACAGCTGCTCGCTCACATCGGCCAGGAGCATACCTGCAAGTGCGGCGCGCAGATTTATTTGGTCCGCCACAAAGACGGCAAGGTTGCCCCGTACAACCGTGACGCCACAAATCACTTCATCACTTGCCGTTTCGCAGACGAGTTTCGGCGGAAACCCAAATGAGCGACGAACTCGTAGTCCCACATCCCATCGACCAGCTGCCGGCGCAGGCCTCGCTGCAGCAGCTGCTCACCGCGGCGCTGCTCGATGAGCGGATCGTTCCGGACAAGCTCAAGGAGCTGCTCGCGATCGCGGCCGAGCGCGAGTACAACGAGGCCTTCGCCAGGCTCCAGCCCAGGCTGCCGGTCATCAAACGCAAGCGTCGGATCGAGGTGAAGGGCAAAGTGCGCTCGAGATACGCCGCCTATGAGGACATCGACAAGCAGATCCGGCCGCTCTATACCGCCGAGGGGTTCTCGATCAAGTACGACGCGCCGATCAAAAGCAAAAACGAAATCACGGTGAACTGCTGGGTCAAGCACAGCGCCGGCCACAAAGAATTGACCCAAGTCACGCTTCCGCTCGATGAATCGGAATTCAGAAACGTCGTTCAGAATTACGGAGCCACGATTACGTTCGCCAAGCGGTACGCGCTGACGCTGGCGCTCAACATCACCACGGAGGACGAAGACAACGACGCGGAGGGCTTGAGCCATATCAACGAGCGGGAACTGGCGCAGCTCGAGGACATGATGGCCGACTGCGGCATCACGCGCGGATCGGAATTGGAGTCCCGATTCCTGTCAAAGCTCACCGTGAAGACGCTCAGCGATCTGACCCGCGGCCAGCCCTTCGACATCGCCATGACGATGCTCCGCAGCTATCGCAAAAAGCTGGGGATTCCAGGAGTCAAGTAATGAAATTTTTCGATGTCGAGCAGGGCTCCCTGGAATGGCGCCGCATGCGGCTCGGCATACCGACCTCTTCGGAATTCGACAAGCTGATCACCAACAAGACGCGCAAGGTCTCGAGCCAGGCTCGCGATTACCGAGACCGGCTGTTATCGGAACGCATCAGCGGCGAGCCGTGGGACCTGTTGCTGCAAAACCGCGCCATGGAGCATGGCCAGGAACTCCAGGACGACGCCGTCAACGCTTACGAATTTGAGACTGGCTTGACGACCGAGCGCGGCGGTTTCTTTACCAATGATGAGGAGACGGCCGGCGCATCGCCCGATCGACTCGTGGGCTCTGATGGCCTGGTGGAGATCAAATGCCCGCTGCTCCATACCCAGGTCCATGCGGCGCTCAGCAAGGAGGAAGCGGAAGGCCACATGAGTCAGATCCAAGGCCAGCTCCTCATCACCGGCCGGCAATGGGTGGACCTGTTTCACTTCCACCCGCTGCTCGCGCTGCCGCCGCGGCGCGTCTGGCGCGATGAAGAGTTCCTCGGGCTCCTCTCGGCCGTGCTCGAGGCCTTCCTGCTCGATCTTCGGCTGACCTGGGCCGACCTCGAACGCGAGTATGGTCCGTTCCCGAAACGCGGGCTGCTCGCGCCGCCGCCGGTGCCCGATCCCGAGGGAATCTCTGAGGAGGATGTAGATGCGATCTTCGCCGCGCGAAGGCGAGAATTATCCCAAGCTGGACCGGAGGGCGCGCGATGAGCCGCCTCGTACGGTGGGGCAGCGCGTTTGTTCCGCGCGCGCTCGTCGAGCCCGCGGGCACCGTCCAGCCAGGCGTCTGTCCGCAGTGCGGAGGCCTGGGCAGCGTCCCCGAGCAGATCGACCGGGACCGCTTCGACGAGATGGTTCCCTGCTGGCGCTGCCGGATGTACTGCAAGACCTGTAAGTGGGTTCCGAAGGAGGGCCACGAGCATGGAGAAAAGAATGTATGAGGACGTCCCGTATCAGTTCGACGAGGCGGAGTTGCTCGCGCTCGGCCAAGAGCTCGCGCGAGTCAACCAAGCGCAAGCCGACCTGGAGCGCGAAAAGAAAGACGCCGCGGCCGATTTCGGCGCTCGCATCAAAATCGTCGACGCCCGCCGCGCCAAGCTCGCCCGAAAGATCAACGAGGGCTGCGAGCTCCGGAAGGTGGAATGCATCGAGCTGCTGGATGCGCCGCGCCCCGGCGTCAAAAGCATCGCGCGCGTGGACAACGGCCAGGTCATCCGCGAAGAAGCGATGACCGCAGCAGAGATGCAGCGGACGATTCCATTCGCGGTGGAGTGAACGTGGAATCGAATCACTGGGAACGCTCCGAAAGGCTGGGCCATTCGGCCGGCTGCGTCTATTCCCTCCAAATTTGCCGCGCCGCGATCGCGGCCGAGCAGCGCGAGGCGCGCGGGCCGAGTTGGTGGCGAATTTACTTCGAGCGCGTGTGGGGATGGATTAAATGTCAGAAGAAGTAATCGGCAATTATCGAGTGCATCCCGTCGCGAGCATGTTTCCGCTGCTCGAGGGCTATGACTATGAAGAGCTGCGAGACTCGATCGAGCTTCTCGGGCAGACCTACCCGATTATCGTGCAGGACGGTGTTTTGCTCGACGGTCGCAACCGACTTCGCGCTTGTCTTGACTTAAAGATCGATCCGCGCATTCAAGAGTACGGCGGGAGCCAAAGACCCGAGCTATTCATCGAGAGCGTCAACATCAACCGCCGACACCTCGATGAAGACATGCGGAGCGCCATCTCGGCGCAGATCCGCGCCTGGGTGATCGCGCAGCAGAACGCCGCGAAGCAGATCACGCAAGGGCCGCGCGGCGCGGAAGGCGGTAGGGGCAAGAAGAAAAACCCTTACAACGAATCCGTTGTAAGGGTTTCCGAAGCGCCGACTCACGCGCGAGCCGCCCGCTCCACGGTGGGGCAGATCGCGGAAGCCGCGAAGGTGAGCCATCACAAGGCGGCGCAAGCGCTCGACGTCGTTCGCAATGCGCCCGAGCTCGCCGCAAAAGTCGCCAAGGGACAAATGAAGCTGCTCGACGCTGAGAAAGAAACGCGAACCCGTAAGCCGGCGCGAAAGCGGCCGACATTCAAACTCAATCGCGCCGTTGGCCGAGCTTCCAAATCAATCGCCCGGTGGATCGATCGATGCCCCGGCGAACACCGCGAAGAATTCAAATCCCGACTTCTGAAGGAGTGTAGAGAACTATGCCGTGGCTGATGGACATCACGCCCGATACCGATACGCTATTGAGCGACCAGGCCAAGCAGCTCGCGATGGATGCAGCGCTGGCCGAGCTATTTGATAATTCTTTCGACAAAAAAGCGACTCTGATTTCCGTTAAGAGCGGCGAAGACCTACTGGAAATCACCGACGACGGCCTGGGCGTGACCGATCTCCAGGCTATGCTCACGCGCGGCCGGCGCACACAGAGTCGAGAAAGACGCATCGGACGCCACGCGGTCGGCTTTAAGAACTCGGCCACCTGGTTGTCGGCTGTCGTCGCCATCGATACTCGTCACGCCAACATGCGAAAAATGGCGGAAGCCGATTGGGACGCCATTCGCGCTTCCCGGCGTTGGCAGCTCGAGGCCCCCGAAGCGCGAGTGGAGCACGGGGACTCCTTCACCACGCTCACCTTCACAAGGCTGCTCCGAAACAGGCTCAGGCAGTATCAGAGTCCGGTCATGCGGGCAAAATTGGCCCATATCTATCGGCCCGCTCTGTTGGAAAAAAAGCGCATTATTCTCGACGGGGAGAGCTTGCAGGCTTCGCCGCTACCGCGATTCAAGAAAAAGCGGGTGATTGAAGGCGATCTCGAAGGCAAACACTTCAGATTGACCATCGGCATCAAGGCCGAGGACGAAGCCAGCACGCTCGCCGGCTACGACGTCGCCTATCTCTATCGCATCATCGTTCCCCATGACAAGGAAGGCTTCGGCGATTATTCGGCCTCCCGAGTGTACGGATATTTGGAGCTACTAACGGACGGCGAAGACTGGTCGCTTTCTGAGTACAAACAGGAGTTCGCAGAGCGCTTCGACCTGTACGAAATATTGTTGCCCAAAATCGAAGATCTACTGAAGGAGGCGAGCGCGCATGATAGCCAGATCGAGGTGGAGGGCGCCAAACAGATCGTGATCGACCGGCTTTCTTCCTTGGCCAAGGCCAAAGGTAAAGGCCCGAAAAAAGACAAGCCGGTGGAAAATCCTCGCGGCCCATATCAAAAGCACGAGCGCACAGAACCGAAAAAGAAGCCGCGCTCCCTCGATGATCGTTTGAGTGCCGTCGGCTTCCGTATTTCCTATGATCTCGACGATCCCCACCGAGTGGGCGAGGTGAGCTATCGAAACCGCAACACGGTTTGCATGATAAGCCTGAATCGAAATTACGACATCGTTCAACCCAACAATGCAGATTCTGTCATCGCCTTGTGCTGCTCGTTGATCGCAATGGACTGGGTGCGACGAAAGCGGGAAGAGGATCCCGGCGAAATTTTCGACTTTGGCGAACTCGATGCCTCCAATCCGATTTACCTCATCGAATCCCTATCGCAACTTCTTAAACAGGTCTTGCCTGCCGACGACAGAAAGGCCGCCCATGAGGAAGTCGGGACCTCACTGATGACGCCGATCGCAACCAACGCCGCGCAGATTTTAAAGGAGCACTAAATGAGACAAAAGCCCGAAGCCAATAAGGATGCCTTGGACAAGTTAACAGATGAAGGCGTGCCATTCGCGGGGCCGACGCCTGTCAGGAACGGCAGAGCACCGATTTGGCGACAGATGGAATTCTGGACCCTCGAGGATTACCAATACAATTTCGACGCCTACCTGGCCCGCGGAAAATCCAACGTCCAAGTCGCCCGTAACATCGCCCGCCATTGTCGTGCGCGCTACGGCGCCGGCCCGAAGCTTGTACAGGTCGTCGAACTGAAAGACGAGCCGATCTGAGGCTATACCATGATATACTTATTAGCCTATGACTCAAAAACAATTCGACGCGCTTCGGCTGCACTGCAACCGATGCGGTCACAACTGGCTGCGCCGCGGCCTCGAGGAGCCGCGGCAATGCCCCAATTGCAAATCGGAGTACTGGAACAAGGAACGGGTGCGCGATCTAGAGCCTGCCTTCCGAGCGGCGGCGGCCGATTCAGGCGCGCGGGACAGCTGGAGCCGCAATGAAGCTCAAGGTCATCATCAAGCGCGACAAGGAGCACCTCATGCCGCACGAGCGACTCATCGCCGCGTTCAAGCGGATGGTCGCCATCGGAAACCGGGTGCTCGCAGAGGAGAAGGAAAATGAGCGCAAGCGCAATCATGCACACGAGCCCGAAGCCCCTCGTGGCGGCGGGAATCAGCCGAGTGAGCCTGATGCTTCAGGCGCAAAAGGGTTACTCCCTCGAGACCCAGGACGCTGAGTTCGATGGAATCGAGCGCAAGCACCCCGTCACGATTCCGCGTGAATTCCGTATCCCCGACGATGGATATTCAGGAGACGACTTCAACCGGCCCTCGATTCGGGCGGTGAAGAAAGCCGCGCGGGAAGGCAGAATCCAAGCCGTAGTCTACACGCATCTTGATCGTTTCGCCCGCGACGTGGAAGGCGGCCTGCGGTTGTTGCGCGAGTACCAGGAGGCGGGCCTTCGCGTCCTGATCGCTAACCTGCCTGGCGGCGGTTGGGTCACGGACGATCGGCAGCTCACGTTCTACATCCAGATGATGCTCGCGGTCGCCCAGATGATGAAGACCGAATACTCCGAACGGTCCAAACAAAACGTGCTGCACAAGGTCGGCGCGCTGAAGCAGCCTCATGGCGGCCGCCTGCCGTTTGGGCTGAGATTCGTGACGAAAGCGCAGTTGGCTCTCGAGGCCGAGGCCCGCGGCGAGATGAAGCCCACACGTCCCGGCAACGCCGTACGCATTGTCGAGAAGGACATGGCGGTCGCGGTGCGGATTCTCGAGATGCTCGACGAAGGCGAGAGCCAGCGCAAGATCTGCCGGATCCTCGAGGCCGAAGGCCTCCATCCGCCAGGTTGGGGCCAAATCGTCAAGGGCAAGGCGCGCTACAACAAGTGGAATTCGCCGTTCATCAGCCGCATCGGACGCGACGAGTTCTATGCGACCGGCATCTGGCATTACAATAAACGAACGCGCGTGGAGCCAGACCCGAAACGGATCCGTAACACCGGAGACCGGCACATCAAGAAAACCACGATGAAGCTTCGACCGCGCGAGGAGTGGGTCGAATCGTTCCGTATGGAGCCGCGGATTTCCCAGGCAATGTTCGACCGCATTAAGGAGCGGCTCGACGGGAACAAATCCCGCCTGGGCGGCAAGTACGTCGACGGCGAGAGGCCGAACCGCCACATCCTAGCCGGGCTGGGCGAATGCACCATTTGCGAATACGCCATCATCGGCGTCACGCGCAATCCGGATAAGCCGGGTGTCTATCGCTGCAGCCATCGGGACCGTCAGACCAATGCCTATCTCTGCGAGCAGCGCTCGGTTCCGGCGCTGGTCCTCGAGAGAACCATCTGGAACGCTTTCGGCGAGGAGCTCGGCAACGAGCAGCGTCTTACGGGCTCGATCGCGGTCAATCGCGCCGAGATCGCCGGCGAGGACGAAACCGCGGAACTCGAGGCGGCGAAGAAGCAAGTCGTACGGGTCCGCGGAAAACTCCTGGAAGCGGCCCGCAAGGAGCAACGGGAGGACGTCTCGACTCTGAAGGCTTTCTACGCCCAGGAGATCAAGGATCTCAAGGACGAGGTCAAGCTGCTCGAGAGTCGCATCGCTATCCTCGAGCGCGCCCAGGAGCGAGGGCAGGTGGACGTGGCGGGGATCGTCAAGGCCGTCAAGGCCTCCACGCGCACCAAGGACCGTGGCGAGCAGCGGGAGCTCCTAAACATCTGGGTCCACAAGTTCCGCTACGCCGATGGCGAAGTGGAAATCACCTTCAAGGTGCCGGCGGCGGGGGGATACTGCAAACAGCATGTTGGCGACGTTCGCGCAGGCAATCAACAGGAGGATGCTGATGCCCCCGAGCAGCACCCACAAGACCTGGCCCACATTCCCAACGACATCCTCTTT